GCGTCTCGAGCGGCACATGGCCGAGGAGCGAGTGACCCGCCCCGGTTTCGAAACCGGTGCCGCCGGTACTGGTGCATTCGCCGGTCTCGTCGTCCCGCAGTATCTGACCGACATGGCGGCACCCGCCGTCGCTGCGATGCGTCCCCTCGCGAACCTGTGCCGCAAGTGGGAACTTCCCGCCAGCGGTATGACGGTCAACATCAGCCGCATCACGACTGCCACGAGCGCAGCGTTGCAGGCCTCCGAAAACGTGGCAGTCAGCAACACCGACATCGACGACACGCTGCTGTCGCCGGCAGTGCTGACCGCTGCTGGCCAGCAGACCATCTCGCTGCAGGCGTTGAACCGTGGCACCGGCACCGAAGCCATCGTCGTGGCTGATCTGGTGAAGCGTGTCCACACGGTGCTGAACTCGACGCTGATCAACCAGGCAACCAACGGTCTCGACGCCATCGCAGGCGTGTCCGTCACCTACACTGACGCGACGCCGACCGGCCCCGAGCTGTATCCCAAGTTGTTTGACCTGATCCAGCAGGTACAGACCGCCGTCTACATGGGTGTCTCGCACTTCGTGATGCACCCTCGCCGCTGGAACTGGCTGGCCTCACAGGTCGGCACCACCTGGCCGTTCCTCCAGGTCGCACAGGCCGGCGCACAGACTGGCGGCTACTACGCCGGCAGCGCCGTCTACAGCAACCAGGCCGACAGTGTCAGCATTGCAGGCACCCTCGCGGGTATTCCGGTGGTGCTGGATGCGAGCATCGCCACCAACTTCGGTGCAGGCACCAACGAGGATCGCATCTACGGCATCACCGCTGACGAGGCCCACCTGTGGGAAGACCCGAACGCTCCGCTGTTCATCCGGGCCGAGCAGCCCGCCGCAGCCTCGCTGGGTGTCCTGTTCGTGGTCTACAGCTACTTCGCCTACACGTTCGGTCGCTACCCGTCGGCGCACGGCAAGATCAGCGGCACCGGCCTCGTCACCCCGACGTTCTGACCTGACTGGCTGACTGCCACCAGCCGACCCTCCACGGCTGGTGGCAGTCACACAACTGGAGACCACCATGTACGAAGCACCAGTCACAGTCATCACATCAGCAGCTCGCACCGCTACCGGCCAGTCTGCAGCGTTGCAATGCGGCGCAACCCCGGTGGTCTCGCTGCTGGTCAGCGTCACCGCCGTCTCAGGCACCACACCAACACTTGATCTGTCACTGCAATGGTCACCGGACGGTGGCACGACCTGGCATGTCGGCGACCCTGCCGACACGTTCACCCAGATCACCGCCGCCACCAACGTCGTCAAACGGTTCGCAGCAAAGAGCAACCTGTACCGAATCGTCTACACCATTGGTGGCACCACACCGTCGTTTACATTCGGTGTCCGCGAATACGACATGGGAGCATAATGACCGCTGAGATCGAAGCGTTGCTCAAAGAACGCGCCGGCTATATTGCACGCGGCAAAACCGACCGTGTCCGACAGGTTGACGCCCAACTCGCCGCGCTTGGACACCAGTCGGCAACCATTGAAACCGCTGACGACACCGCAGAGGTTGAAACCGCAGTGAAGCGTGGCCGGCCCCGCAAGGCTGGCTGACCATGTCAAACCTGTCCGTCGCCACGTTCAAAACGTGGAAACGAGTCGAAGTCTCCACCGATGACACCGTCATCCAGGCTGCGATTGACAGCGCCGAGGAAGCCATCAACCAGCACTGCAACCGCACCTTCGCACCAGCAGGGTCGGCCACAGCTCGAGTGTTCGCTTCTGGTTCAGCCAGGTCAAGCGTGATTGAAATCCATGACTGCACCACAGTCACCAGCGTCAGCGACGCCGGCAACACGCTCGCAGCATCGGCCTACCAGCTGGAACCGTTGAACGGTCGCACCAGTGCCGGCGAGTCAACGCCATACACACGCATCCGTTTGCTGGCTGGTGCGTACTGGTCAAACTTCTACAACGAAGCCACAGTGTCGGTGACCGCCACTTGGGGATGGTCAACGCTCCCAGCCCGCTACACCGAAGCCACCAAGATTCTCACCGCCGACCTGCTTGACAACCGCGACATCAGAAACGGTGTCATCGGTTTCACCGACTATGCCGGTATCCGAGTACGCGAGAACCCGGTGGTGTCATCCCTGCTCGCAAAGCTGGTGCGAGCCGGCACGTTTGGAATCGCCTGACAATGGCGCTTGATCTGAACACGGTACGCACCGCGCTTGACACACGCATCAGCACCGCCATCAATGCCAGCAGCCGACCGGCCAACATCTACGCCTACCCGCCCGACTCGCCCGAACTCCCAGCGATCATGATTCGGCCACGCACCGGCACCGCCACCTATGTGCAGTTCCACAAATCGTTCAGCAACACCACACAAGGCGACAACGCGCTGGTCGGTATCGAACTGGAGATAGAGGTTCGTGTCGGCGGCTGGGACATTGACGCACAGATCGCAATGGACGCCTACCTAGGCACCGCCACCACCGCCTCAATCATCAACGCCATCGAGTCAGACAAGACCCTAGGTGGAGTCGTAGAATCCTGCTGGGTGCGCGCAGTGAACGCACCATCGCGCTACCTTCCCGAAGATGGTGTGCGCGAATACCTGGCAGCAAAGTTTGAGTTCGAAGCATTCGGAAGAAGGTGACTAAATGGCAGTCTTCGCAATGACCAACTGCGAAATCGTCGTGGACGGCTTCGCCATCACCGGTTTCGCCAACCAGCTCGACTTCAACGTGCAGGCCGACAGCCAAGACTTCACCACGTTCGGCTCCGGTGGTTGGCGCACCATCAAATCCAGCCTCCAGATGGGCGCAATCACCGCCTCCGGTTTCACTGACACCGCCGCCACTGGCATCGAACCGCAATACCCAATCACCGCGTTCGGCGCAATCGACTACGTCAGCGTCGCACCCACAGGCGGCATTGCAGCCGGCGATCCTGTCTACTTCACACAAGGCGTCCTAGACGGTTACACACCGCTCACCGGATCAGTCGGCGACCCGGCACAGTTCAATCTGAGCTGGAAATCCGCTACACCAGTCGTTCGTGGCCTGCGTCTGCACCCATCCGCTGCACGCACCGCAAGCGGCAACGGCAGCGCTGTCGCATTCACCGCACCCACCGCCACCCAAACCCTCTACGCCCAATGGCACCTGCTTGCAGTTAGCGGCACCGGATCAGTCGTATTCACCATCCAAACCGACGACAACGCCGGCTTCACGACGCCCACCACTCGCATCACCTCAAGCAGCCTCACCGCAGTCGGTGCAGGCGCAGGAAACCTCGC